TTTTAACTTCTTTTGCTTCTACTTTACTAACTATTGTTTTATGATAAGTTTCTTTAACTAAAATATTAAAATCAAAGTTTCTTAAACTCGCATAATAATTTAATAACCCTTCATTTATACTCACCACTACATTGCTACCATCTTCTAAAGTAACACTGTTTCCTGTGTGTAGTCTTATTTGCTTGGTCATTCCTGTTTGATTTGTAATAACTACTAACATTTTTAAAATCCTCCATTTTCCAATGTATTAAAAAGATACGGGGCATTTGTGGGAGGACAGACACCCCGTAAAAATTAAATTATTCTACGTCTTCTACTTCTTCTTCCTCAACTGCTTCATGTGTAACACTAAGTTCCACTGAGCTTAGAGATAAGAAATAGATTAGTTCATTACTATTATCAACCAATAGATTTAATTCATCTGATGGTTGTAATTTAATGCTTGTGTTTGTTTTGTACAATTGTACTACTTTTACTCTTTCAGAAGTATTAGTTATAGTAACAATTGCTGGTACTTTACTAACATCAATTTGTGCCATATTATATACTCTCCTATTCTTTAATTTTTAGGGCTGGCATTTTTACCAACCCTAGCCTTTTACCCACTAAAGTAGGGTTCACTTTTTTGGTTTTTTAACTACGCGGTAATTCTACCCTTAATGTACATTTTGTCATTAAGAATAGCTTTAGCGTACATTGTTGCCCAACCTTTGCGTCCTGCCATGTCCTCTAATTGGACAAGGTCAGTTGTTAGAATTGGCATATAAGGTGCATATACATAACCAGCATTCAGTAAGTTATCTCCTTTAAATCCTAGTACAAAAGCATTTGGATCATATTCAGGGTTAACATACAGTTTGTAGTTACCAATTGTCCCTAGAAAATAAGGTCCAACTGCACCTGTTACACCACTTGGTGTGAATTGTCTACAAGACTTAGCAACAACTGCTGCTGAAGTTCCTAAGATAACGAAGTTGGCCTCAACTCTACGAGTTGCTTGTCTAATGGCTGCTGAACCTTCATCTAACTTAACTACAAATGAATCGTAGTGGTCGATTAAGTTAACACCCTTAGGTTGTGTTTTTGACCATACAAGTTCATTGCCAGCATTGGCATGTCTGTATAAGTCATTACAGATTTCGATATCAATTTCATGAGCAATTTCTGCTGCTGCTTGAGTGTTTAGTAACTCTTGCATATCTTGTCCATATTCTTTTTGTAGTTCGAAACTTGCTTCAAATGAGTAGTAAGCTTTTAATCTACGTGTTCTAGCTACTACTGGTACTGATTCTACTTTTAGACCAATTTCTGGGATATCATTAGCAGGGATATACTCGTTGTTATAGCTATATACTGCTAATGGTGAATTTACTGCATCAGCAACAGATAGTTTGTAGGAAATTGCACCAGTATCATAGTCGATAGTTGCACCAGCTTCAAGTCCAGCAGCTGCTGTCAATCCGCCAAGTCCGTCATCTTTAATAACTACGTTACCGTGTTTAATTTCAACACTTCCTGGAATAATTGGTTTCCAAGCAAGTGTTGCTGTAAATGTTTGATTATCACTAGAATCAGTGATAACTGATTCACCATTGATTACGTTTGTAGTGTAATTCTCATCACTTCTACTCTTATATAATGCTGAAGCAAACTCAGTTCCTGCTTGTGTTGTTCCTTTTGTTGTATTGTATATGTATTTAATATAATTGATCATTCCTACACGATTATCGATAGGTTGTACTGATACTATGTCATAAGCAATTAGGTTAGGAACTACTGTTGTTACTAAGTCTAATGCAAATCTTTTGTATTGTCCAATATCACTTGATTGGACCCCTTCTGCCACAACGTGTTTAATATATTGTTGTGTATTTTCTAATAATTTTGCCAAAGCAGCCTTACGATCATATGATAGGTCTTTACCTTTCATTAACTTGCTTTCTACAATGTTAATGTGTTTAGCCCATCTTTCAGTAAGAATTTTTGTTTTTGCTTTGTCTAATGTGTAATTGTTACTCATCTTACTTTCCCTCTATTCTTTCATTATTTATTTATGTTCTCAAGCATTCTTCCAAGTCGCTCTAAATCAAAGTCGTCTTGTTTAGTTTGCTTACTCTTTGGTGTTAAGTTTGTTTTACTTTCAATAAATTGAACATTCATCTTGCCGGGTGTAACTTGAAATGGTAGCACTTCTATTCTATTTTTATAGTCCATTGATTCATTTATTGCTCTTTCTAAGTCCCCTGTTGTGTAAGTATTGTTTAATCTTGCTCTAACTATTGATTCATCAAGTCCTTCATATTTACACTGCATTTTAATGAAAGCATCACTTAATGTTTTAAATTCCTTCGCATATTTTCTTGTTAAGTCTTTACTCTCGGTAATTTCCTTATTTAGACTCTCTGTTTTTAACTTTAAGTCCTTTTTAATACTCGCTAATTGAGTACGATAAGCATCCGCTTTCTCAACTAATTCGTTAGAACTTTTATTGAATGCTTCTTGAAGTGAAGCAACACGTTCTTTTAAATTAGTCACTTCTTCTTCTCTATCCTCTAAAGTTTTAGAAAGATCTTTTTTCTCTTTAAGTAATAATTGATGACTTTCTTTTAGTACGTCATACTCAATTTTTAACTTTGACTTTTCTTTTTCAAGAGAACTAATCTTCTGTTCGGTTAATCGAGCATCTTCTTCTTCCAGTCTTTCCAACATCTTTTCTAAGACTGGGAGTTTCCTTGCCTTTTCACCCAATACTCTGGCAGCACCTCTAACCTTTTCAAGTTCTTCTTTAAGTCTCTTTTCTCTGGTAGTTCCAGCAGAAATTTTTTTTAGAAGTTGTGCTTTTTCCTTCTTTTGTTCTTCTAACGCTTGAATGGTTTCATTCAAGTCGTCCAACAGCTTGGATGGGAAAGTCTCCCCTTCCAAGTTGCCCAGTTTATTTTCCAAAGTCTCTAATATAGAGTCTCTACCTGGTAACTCAATGTTCTCCACTATTCTTTTAATG